TAATGGCATTCAAGAATGGGTTGTTTATAAATTGGGTGTTCCAAAGAATAGACATTGTTACCCTGATTATATTCCAATGGATTATGATTGGAGGGATGAGTTTGAGGGACAAAAAATTATTGATGTTATGAATAAGGGGGTTAAGTGTTTTTCTATAAACATGACCCCCCAATTTTAATTAAGGGTCATATGTGAAAAAAAAATTTTTGGAAAATTTTGTGGAATTTTAATATCTTTGCATTATGGAACATAATGATGAAATCCAAAGACTGGAAGGTGAGATTCTTGAACTAAAGGATAAGTTAAAAAAAACCACCGACAGGGAATTAATATATAAGGAAATCTTAACTGAGATTGGTGAATCAATCTCTTCGATTATTGAAAGGGATGAGGAGAATGAAAGGTTTTTGTTTGATGAAAAGATTGATTTTAAATTATTTGTTATAAGGGTTAAAGAAGATTTGGATAAGTATAGGAAGATATATAAGAAGATAGATTATAATATTGATTTTTAAAAATTTTTTTTCCGTTGTTCCAATCCCCCCTACCCCCTTTTTTGTTTTTAATGTATTTATTATAATATGAAAACAATAAGATTGACGGAATCAGATTTGGTTAAATTAATTAAACGTGTTATTAACGAGGAAACATCTGGTCTTGGAGATTTTATTGAAACCTTGAAATTAAAATTTGATATGTCAGATGAATTGGTTGACTTTGTTGTTACCTTCATTGAAAAATCAAATTGTCAAAAAATAGAATTTGCTGGATTTAAATATCCTGCCCTGGGTGCGGCAATGCATAATGGGGTATTGATTAATAATACGGTCCTTGGTCGACCACTAGAATTTGCCTTGTTTGTTATATTTCATGAGATTGCCCATCAATACCAATATAAAAAATATGGTATGGAAAAAATGTATGAATTCTATAACGATGAAATCTCCGTTGAAGATACCGCAAAGTTTATGAAAACAATTGAAACAACCGCGGATAATTTTGCATCACGTAAAATCAGGGAACTGCAATCTATGGGATTGATTGATGGGAGATATGTCCCCGTTGAAATGTATAAAAATGTTCCTGAATCTCGCCTTGTTGCTTTCATTAATGACATTAGAAAAAAATTAAGGGAACGTAATATAACTTCACCTGATGATATAAGTGAGTTCTATTATAACTTGATTAAGAGTAATTTATAAAATTTTTTCTTTTTTTCAATCCCCCAACCCCCTTTTTTTTGTTTGTTGATATATTTATGGTAAATAAGATAATATGAAAAAGAGAATTAAATTAACCGAAAGAGAATTAATCAATATAATTAAAAGGGTTATTAAAGAACAATCATTTGCTTCAGGTAGTGATGACCCAGGCAATGAGGTTTTTGAGGAATATTATGAAACGATTCTCCAAATGTATGACGAATTTGGTAGAATTGAAAATTCTGATGATTTGGAATATATGATTGAAAGTTTTTATGGTTTGACTGATTCCATTAGTAGGGATGAAGATTTAAATGACGATGAGGCCGACGAATTAATTGGACTGTGTTCAGACGCTTTAAAAGCTCTTGAAGATATGGAAAGTGATTTTTATAATGATGATATGTAATTTATCCGTAAACTTAGTTAAACCCCATCTTATTCAGATGGGGTTTTTTATTTTTTGAGGTATTTATTGTTATATGAAATATATAATAACAGAATTACAATTAGATAAAGTAATTTTTAAATATCTTAATTTAAAAAGATTGAACATTGTTGATGAAAATAATGCAATCCATTTTGTCAATTCGGAAAATAACAAATATATCATATATGTTAAAAAAGATGGAAGATGTTTTATCTACCATGAATTAATTACGGAGGTATCCAATTTTTTCTCAATTGACGAATCTATTGCTGAAACAATTATCGGTAAATGGGTTGGGAATACTTTACAAGTGGAAATTACCAAAACAATGATACCACCATACCACATTCCCAAAAATAATTCTTATTAATAATGAAATTTGTTATAACAGAATCTCAGTTTAAATTAATCTCCGAACTCGATAGACATTGGATGGATGCTGAATATGAGAGCCAGTATGACAAAATTAAGGGTGTATTAATTCCTGCGGTTGAAAAAATATTCGATTCATATAGTGAAAATGATAATCGTATTCACCTTTATAATAAAAAGAATGTTGAAATTGCAATGTTTAATGAATTATCAGGCGAGTTATTCTATGATAAGTCAATTGATGATAAGTACTCCGTTCATTTTCCACATCCAATATGGTTGGTTAATAAAAAATATCTAATGGCCGATGTTTTTGAATCTTTGTTCCCAAATAAAAAGGTCACTAGGGTCGTAATAGCAAATTTTGGTTAATAATGAAATATTTGATAACAGAATCTCAGTTTAAAGCTTTTTCAAAACAAATTGTTTTGGATTTAAACTCCCAATTTGCGGATTTTTATGAAATTTGTAAATTTGAATATCCACATAATGAGGATATTGAAGATTTTCCTGTCATTTCATTAAAAATTGATAACCAATGGGTTAATAGTGTTATGACAGAAAATGGATTTGGTGGTAAAGATGTATTAAATAAAATTATAAAAAACGCGAGAGAATTTGTGCTTGCAAAATTTGGTATTTATGTCGACATAAGACCATATTCAGGTAAATGTTAATGTTATGGGTAAGAAAATTTTAAAATTGGCAGAATCCGACCTAGTAACTATCATAGGTAAAGTTCTCAACGAGACTTTAAATATTGATAAGAGGTCAATCCTTAATAACAAACAAATACAAAAACAAATTTTTAAATTTATTGAGTTACGTAACTTAGTTTTTACTGTTGAAAATGGTATAGTTTTTTATTTAAAATCCGAAAAAGATAATTTTGCAGAATTTGCATATGACATCCAACTAGAAACATGCTATGTTGATTTACATTTTGTTAAAAAAATTGCTAACATTTTTGTTGGTTCACATAATATTAATGATAAAAAATTATATGAAACAGGACAAGTTATATCTTTGTGGGTTAGTCAAAAATTTGGAATAGATGACCCAGATACAATTATTGTAAATTCTTTTTTATCAGGTCAATTACGTAGACCGTGATATAACCAACATTGACTACATAAAAGTTGAGAAACTAGATAATTAATATATTTATAAACAAAAGACTATGAAACATTTATTGAATAACTTATCTGAGGAAGAAAAAAATTCTATCCTAGAACAACACCAAGAAGGTGGAAAGAAAATTGTAATTGAAAACTTTAATAAGTTGGTCAATGCAAAATCGGGTGAAATTAAACCATTTGTTAGAAATATTAATGAACAAACTAAATACGACACTGCACCTACTGGATGGGATAATATGAAAGATTTTTTAGATAATCAAAATGTTCAATGTGGGAAACCAATCGTTCTAGAAGGAGGAAGAGAAGGTAGTACATATAGATTTTATGAGAATGACAAAAATTATTTTACAAATGCGGTTAAAGATTACTATAAAACAAAATGTAATTCTAATTTAAATGTACCAGTCTATATTGATTTAGGTGAAAGTGGGTTACCTGAAGAAGGACAAACTCCAGGTAAGAAAAAAATTGCTTAATTAAAATGAACCTTTTTCCTTCTTAACTATACAGAAGAAAAAAAGGTTATGAAAAAGTATTTAGATTTAATTTTTGAAGGTCGAGTAAAAGATTACGGGGCCTACACTCTCCGGGTAAACTACCCAAAACATTTAATGTTTGCAACATTTGTGGTATCCACATTATTTTCATTATTATTAATGACCCCAATGTTAATGATGTCAAATGAGATTATTAATTCTGATGTTGTAATTACAACCACTGAATATCTTATCAAACCAATTGAAGAAAAACCAAAAGAAGTAATTGAACCTAAAAAAGTTGAAATTCCTGAAAAAAAATCTTCATTTAGGTCCAATGTTAAATTTACTGAAATTGAGGTTACAGATGAAGAAGTATTTGATAAACTTAAAAGTATGGATGAAATGTGGAGACATAAAATTGGTTTTGATAATTCTGATGATAGTTCTGAATTTGTAGTTACTGATATAATTAATGTTGTTGAGGTTAAAAAAGAAGTTGAAAAGATTTTCACATTTGCGGAAGAAATGCCAAAATATGATGGTGACTTATATGTTGATTTGGCTAAACACATAATATATCCTGAAAATGAAAAAAACTTTGGTATTGAATGTATGTTGTATGTAACTTTTGTTGTAAATACAAATGGTTATGTTTCAGATGTAAGTGTTTTGAGACCCTGTGAAGAAAGTGAAAAGTTTGGACAATGTGCAATAAATGCGGTTAAAAAACTTGGTAAATTTGAACCTGCCAAAATGAATGGTAATCCTGTTGCATTAAAAATGACAATTCCTGTTAAATTTAGTTTGAAATGACATATATTTATTGATATATGAATACCGATTTAATTAGGTTTAAAAGAAGATTAAATGACCCACATTTAATAGAGTTTATGTCAGATATTGTTGAGTATGAAATGCAGGAATCTGACCCCTGTAGCTATAAAGAAACTGGACTAAAAGGGTGGCTAGATAATATTTTAGATGGTAGTGTCAATCGATTAACTTTTATGAGCGTCCTAAATAAGATATTTAGTGAAAGTGCATACGACAACAAAGAATTATATGATTTTCTTTATGATTATTTTTTCAATAATTATGTGAATAGGATAGAATATGTATTTTCTCGTGAAATTGACGATTGTGAATAAGTTAATATTTTATTTGACATAACAAATTATTTTTTGTAAGTTTGTAAAAAATAAGATTATGTCAGAAAACACAGAAACACCAAAAACCATTTCAGTTAGAATGGTTGAGTATTACAACACAATGCTCGTTAAAGAACCCGTTGAAATTAATGTGGAAGATTATCCTGAACTTAACGGAATGACCGAAGAAGAAATGCAAGAATACATTTCAGAAAATTGGAGTGATATGAAACCAACAAATGGTGAATGGTATGAATCTCTTTGGGAAGAGTGTAATAATGCGGACACTATAAGAGAAAAAATTACAGGTGAAGAACAAGAATGTAGATTTGATTAATTATGAATATTGATTTTGAAAATGAAATGTTGATGTTCTGTTTAAAGAGTTATGACGGAACAACTGAAGATGGTAGAGAATTTACTATTGTTGCTCGTTATGACGGACATAACACCTGGGTTGAGGAGATTGAACACGACGATGACCTCACCGAAGAAGAATTAAAGGAAATTGAAGAAAAATTCAACGAAGGAATTAATTAATGGTATTTATTGTTATGAAAACATTTATTTGTAAATTCGTTCAAAAGATTACCTTTGGTAAGGTATGTCTTGGATGGTGTAAGCTGTAATCTTACCCACTGATAAAAGCCCCCGTCTTTTTTTAGGTGGGGGTTTTTTATTTAAAAAATTTATTATATATTTGTCTTATGAATTTATCTAACCACACCTTTGACGAACTCGTAAAATTAAAAAACGAGATTGAAAGTTATCTTCGTTCCACACCTGATGGATTTTTGTATATATGTAAAGTTCGTTCTTATGGTAGGAATTGGACTGAACGTCATGAAAATTCATATTCCGTTAATGAATTATGTATTCGTTATGATGGTGAAGAAGGAATTGTGGATGTTTATACAACCAATCCTGATTTGAATATGTATAATTATGGGAACGTATTTTTCATTAAGTCAGAAGAAGATTATAATGCTTGGAAAAAATGGGATTATTTAACAAATAGTATCCCTGAAATGGAAAAGGAACTTGAGTTGTGGGAAAACCGAGATAATGTACCATTCAAAAATAGACCACTTTTTGCTCCTATTTTTTCTCGTGAAAGAATTGATGAGTATAAAAAAGAACTTGAGGGGTATGATATGAATTTTGATAAACCTGTCCTTCTTGTGTATAAGACAGATGATGAAATTTCTTAAATTCACAATAACCTGGATTGCGTCTAATCTATCAATACCTTTTTGGATTGTTGGTCATGTTCATTTAAGTTTGAATGTTTACGACGACGTTGTTGAATTGTGGAGTTCAATCGGAATGAATATAATTGTGGCCGTCGGGTTTTACATTGAGTGGTTAGATTATAAATCAAACACTAAGTAAATTCTTGAATATCTGGGCAATCACATCCACTGTCCAACCATTCCCTAACATTGAATATCGGTGAATGTCACTTATGTCACAATTAGTATAATTTAGTGGTACTGTCTGAAGTTTCTCACATTCGTTAGGGGTTAGTTTTCTGATTCTCCCATTATAAATTAAACGTATTGAATTATGATGAGGTAAAGTTAGTGTTGGACATTTTCTATCTAACTTTACTTTTTTGTTGTAAACATCAATACATGCAATATTTGGTGACTCAGACACATCCACTTTTTTTAACAGGAGGTCAACATTTTTTTGTTTTAACCAATACTTCTCGTCAAATTCTAAATCAACAATATCTTCAATATAGATTTTTTTATCAATTGGTTGTGTGACAAATGGAATATTAGTCCAATATAAACGTTCTCTATTTTGAGCTGAAACCAAATTAGAATTAATTTTTATCGGCTCAACACCTAATTCTTTTGTAATGATATCTCTCCATTCCTGTTTCATTTTAACATTCTCTAGAAGGAAATAAGTTGGTTCTACTTCGTTAAAAATTCTCACATACTCCCAAAATAATCCGCTCTTACCGTCAAATCCTTTACCATTACCAGCATTTGAAAATGATTGACACGGGGACCCACCAATTAGCAAATCAATTTTAGGTAATTGTTTTCCATCTAATTTTGTAATATCACCTAATTGAATTGTATCAGGATAATTGTGTTGGGTAACCTGGATGGAGTACTTATCAATTTCGGATGAGTAATAATTATCGTATTTAATACCGACTCGATTTAGGGCTATCTGCCCACAACTCATACCATCAAAAAGACTTAAAATGTTCATTTATTTAAAATAATAAACTTATCCAATAAGAAAACTTTTTATTCCATTTAGATATTTATAAAATAAAAAACAATGAATAAAAAGATAAAATTAACTGAGTCTCAATTGACCAATGTTATAAAAAGAATTATTTCAGAAATGGATGGCCCATCTAGTAAAGATGAATTAATGGCCGAATTAGAAAGAACTGAAAATGAATTAGAATCTGTTTTACAAGAAGCGTTAGATTTTGTAGAGTCATATTTAGAAGAGAGAATTGGATATGGTATCCGAGACATTATGTATGGATTAAAGGAAATCTTAGACAATGAAGAAGGTGATATTTTTGATATGGCTAGAGATTACTACACTCAAATCAAAGAATTATCAAATGAAATTAAATCTTTAGAATTTGAGTTAGGTGAAGATTAAAATTTTTAAATTAAATTATTTAATAACCCTCGATTGAGGGTTTATTTTTTTGTATATTTATAGTTGATAATGGAAATAGCAAATGTCTTTAAGCTTATTGTTAAATTTTTAAAAAAGAAATTTAATGTATTAGGTATTGAATTTAATTATATTGAAGATGAATCCGAATGGATTGATAAATATATACCAGTATTAGGTTATCATGGACCAGTACCCACTTACGAAATTGAAAATCCGAACGACTTGCCTTGGCGTAAAGAAAATATAAAATATGAAATTAGTACTAAATTAGATAAATTAGGACTAATGTTAGGTAGTATGAAGAATATTGCCGCCTCATTAGACCAATGTTATGCTCTTGTTGAATGGAGTGGTGAAATTGATTACTATATCCCACTAAGATATAGGAAAATAATTAAAAACGAAATTACTCAAAATATTAATAACAAGTTTTTTCGTCTACCATATGTTATGAGTATAGGTAATATAATTTTTCCTGATGGTGACCATGTAGATGCCGAAATTAGTTTTGAATGTGATGAAAATATAACTTTTGATTTTGCTGGCGACCAAGTTGATTGTTTTATTGAAATTAGTAATGTTAAGATTAGAAATACTGATGGAGAAATTATAGAATTAGACACTAATCGAATTGATGAGCTACTTTACACTTTAAATTATGAATGGCGAGAGTTCGCTGAAACTATATTTTACCAAATAATTAGTAAATCTGGGTTATTAGACCATAAAACATTCTTTGATAACGAGTTGGATTATCTAAATTTTTATTTAAGTCGGAGTAATAATAATTAATATTATGGTAAAAAAAATAATAATAACTGAAATGCAATCAGATAAGTTGTATAAACCAATACAAAAACTTATTGATAAGTCGGTTAAAAAAATAAAAATGGAAGCTGAAGACTGGGGTATGGATGCAATGGACGAAATACATGAAGTAACTTCTGTGGACAGGATTGAAATTGATAGAATTGATTTATCAAAAGGTATGATTAAAGTATATGTGAACGTATATATAAATGGAACTAGAAACGATTTTGATAACTTTCTTAATGAATTAGAATATTACATAAATAATTTTCTACCATCAGTAACTATTATAGAAAATGAAATCATAAATGATAATGAGTTTGGTCCAGGCATAGACTGGTAATTAGGGATTTATTATTTAATAACACAAATATTTAATATTATGGACAACAAATCAAAATTAGAAAAATTACCTAAAAAGATTTTATTTAAAATTTGTAAGAAAATTTTAAAAAGATGTGAAAATTCTGATGCCAATTGGGACGATGTTTATGAATATGCTGTAGCTTATGAGGTATACGAAAAGGTATTAAAACAAATAGGTTTAGATTACTTCACGAATGATATTGATTTTCTCTTTAATGTAATCAAATTAAATCTTGGTGTTTTAGAAAACGATGACGAAAATTCCGATTTGAAGATACCAAAATATTCTATGTACTATATTAATGTGGATGTAAGAGAGACAATCCAACAAACTACCACATATGGTAACACATTTGATTCATATTGTGATGACCCCGATGTTGCTGAACTTAAATTTAGATATGAAGAACAAATTGGGGAACTTTCATTATATGATGGTGAGATTACTCACACGGATGTTCATGATAGTGAAAGTCACGATTACTATTACCGAACACCTGAAAAAATAGATTAAAAATAATTTTGGATATTTAAAATAGTTTTACTACTTTTGTCGACATATAAGAAATATTATGGCAAAAGTAGACCAAATCAGAGAAAAATTCCCACGTATTACACAAGCAAGTTTTAATAAGTTTGTTAGTGGAGACACTACACCAACCAAGAAGTATTTGGAGTATATGTGTAGTCTATGGGTTAAAAAATTAGAAGGAAACCAACAAATAAAATCTGCTGAGTATCTAGTGTCACTGGTTAAACTTTTTGATACTTTACTGCCATACAATAATATTAATAGGGACATTTACTCCAAACAATTTGGTACAATTACTAATTTACAACAATTAGTTACTGAACTCATTCAAATCAAAGAAGATAAAGAATTCATTAGAGAGGACCACGTAGATGTTTTATGGGAAACTGATGATTATTTAATGGTTAGACCTAAAACTCACGTAGGTTCATTGAAATATGGGTCAAATACACGATGGTGCACCGCTTCTAAAAACAACCCATCTACTTTCACTAGCTATACTAATGGAGGATTACTTGTCTATTTGATTGATAAGAAAAATTCAAAGGGTTCGACGTATTCAAAAATTGCTTTCTATGAAAGAGGAACCAATATGTTTACAGGGTCATTAGAAGTATTTAATCAATCAGATAATTCAATTCAAGATGGTACTATTATTGAAAATGGATGGAGTGAGGATGTGTTGATTGAAGCATACGCAAAATTCCGGGTGGAAAAGATTAAATATGTTAAACTTAAAAAGTCAATGGGTGAAGTACAACGAGTTGTTAATTTGTTAAGTTCATTTAATATTGATGAGTTTAAACAACATTTAAGTGTGATTAAAAATACCGACACCGAAAAACACGATAAAGCTCAAGAAATGATAAATAATTTTTTGAACGTGATTCAAGATTTTAAAATTTAATTATTTTTTTATCCATCATATTTATTTAATATGAACAAGATTGTTGATGGTGTTTTAAGAATGATTGATAAAGGTAAAGATATCATCACCATTTCTAATTTTTTTGGGGGGATGGATAATTTTTTTGAATTAGTGAGTCAATACCCTACTTTAGAAAAAATTATCAAACAAAAATTAAGTGGCGACTTTATATATCGTCCTGAAAAAGATTATGAGAACTGGAGGGAATATCGAGGTGAATATATCGATATTCCAATAAATGTCATCTCTATTAATGATTCGTCCTATGATACTGAATTTACACATTTAGAAATTGGAATTAACATTCAGTTACCTAGATTTACAAATGAAGAGGATTTAATTAAAGTTGCCAATTTTATTAATGACCATCTAACTTATGGTTATGGTGATGATGCTATACTGATTGATGAAAAAAATTTTATATCAAATAAAAACTGGATGGGACTTTTTTATGTATCATCAATTAATGGTATTTCATTTAACAATATGTCATTAGACTACGAAGTATCCGAAGAAGAATTTGTTAATTTAGTTTACGATAAAATTTGATTATTTGAATTTTTTTATTTACTTTTTTAATGTAATAAAAATTAAAATAATGGCAAGATTAACTTTACCAGAAAAATTAAATCTCATACTCCTTAGTTTTAAGTCTCAACTAGTTGTGTATAAACAATTCAAAAATGACCCTAGTGGCCTAAAATTTTTGTTCAGTATGAATAGAAGTCCTCTTTGGGATATATCAGGCAACAAATTTTTTGAAACTAACTTTAGTAGTCAAAAATTACTAAGTGACAGGACTCAGCCAAGTACTAAGGAACACTACTTCAATCGTATTTTATCCTCAAGATTTATTTTCAACGAGCTTGAAAAAGATGAGAATATGTCTTTAGATAGATTCACTGAAATTTGTAAAGATTTGTGTTCAATAGTAAAATTAACTAAAGAAGAACACACATTGGTTACAAACATGTCTAGGGGTACTAATCGACCAGGATACCTATTCTATGAAAAGTGTGGGATAGAAATAAACGGATTTGATGAATATATGAAAAACATTGAGGGGAAATATCATCTCAATGACTGGTACAACAATATCTAATATAAAAACCCCCTTAATTAGGGGGTTTTATTTTACACTTTTCTAAGTATTTATAAAGGTATATACTTGAGTAATGAAAATTGTAAAAATAAATGAAAGTACAATAAGAAAAATTGTAGAAAGAATACTGACTGAAAAAGTCGGTGTACCTGATAATATACATGAAGTGTCCTTAAAAATATTTGATGGACTTATAGATGGTATTAATCCCGACGCGACTAAAGATGAATTAGAGAATAGTACCATAGACATTTATATTAATGATAATATAAATGAATTAGATATTGATGAGGTAGTTATTGGATTTAATTTTTTAGAGTTCACTGAAATACATCCTGTTGCATTTCAAAACGTACAACAGATTAGATTGAGTGATGATGAAATCAGGATGGAATATAAATCGTTTGAAGGGACCATTAAGTTAAATATAGTTATTACCGTTCCTGAGGATGTTTCTGGTGAAGACTTGATTAATTACTTTACTGAAAATAAACGAGATACAATTAGTACATTTTCACATGAACTAACCCATACATATAACCATTTTAAATACGACAGACCAAAAGTTACAGATACTATGGAATATAGTACCTATTCAGATAGAAGATTTGGTATTAATGCAATTGATAATTTTTTGATAAATCTTTACTATACAACATTGGTTGAAAATCTAGTAAGACCTAGTGAAATATTTTCTAGAATGAAATATGACGAGGTTGACAAGGAGAATTTTTATGATTATTTTTTCCAAGACGAGACCATTAAAAATTTACTAGAAATTAGGGATTATAGTTTTGAACAATTAATTAGTGATTTAAGAAATGAATATACTGATTGTGTTGGATTTTTAAAACAAGTTAATGCCTACGATAGGTTTATGTCTAAAAATGACGTAATTAGGATGGTATTAAAAATAGTTTATATTAATATAACTAACTGGAAGGGAGAAGGGGTTTTTGAATATTTAGGATTAAATGATGATAGTCAAATACGAAGTTTGATTTTCCAATTAATTGGTAAAGAAGATAATAGAGAAGAAAAAATAAAATTCTTTAAGAAGTATTTAGCGAGACTTAGAAGATTTGAAGGTGAGCCTGACGATTTCTTTAAACACGAGATAAAATATATGTCATCAGTTGCGGATAAAATGATTAAGAAATTGAGTAAATTATATTCACTAATTGGTGAGAGTTCTTCATCCATAATTGATTTTGACTTATATCATAAGTTGTATAAGAAAACCAAACCAAAATTTACCAAAGAGATTAAACAATACTCCTTCAGTAAGAAAAAATTATGACAACACAAGATAAAGCTCTTCTAAGATTTCTTAACTTGAAATTTAAAAATAACGACTATGATTTCAGAATTACAAATCCTGAAGTGGTGCAATTACATGTTGATTGTGAGAAAATGGATAAGAATACACCATCATATGATGAAAAATATGCGTCAGAATTATATAAAAACCCTAAAGATAACCTCGGACGATTTTTCTATTCACCAACAGGTAAATTTGAAAGGGTAATACAATCGGCTCATGAAAAAATACCATTTATTAGTGAAAACTATAGATTTGGGTTTGCTTTTAAAAACTTTGACTATCTTGACCATATTGAAAATCAAATAAATAGTTTACTTAAAGACACAATTGGTGGTGAATGTGAATTTTCGGCTGTTTGGGATGACCCAAGAATAAAAATTACATTTAAAGGTATTGGGTATAAAGACGGTGACAATTTTAAAGAAAAAAGAGAGGAACTAGAAAAGTTAGTAAATCAAAAAAATTATACTTTAGATTCTTATTCTGTAGCATTTAGATATGGATAATATTGAAAAAAAACAACCGATATTAATTGTGTATCATTGTTATCTGACCAAAAAATGGAAAGAGTTAATTACACAACAATTAGATAGATTAATAAATTCTAAATTATATGATGAAGCCGACAATATTTACGTCACAATTAATTTAGGTGATGTTGAGATAGAGGATGTCATCAGTTTTTTTAAACGTTATGAAAAATTAAATCTAGAATTTTTTAAGGATAATCATGGTGAGTATCCAGGAATTTTAAAAGTGAAACAATTATCAAAAGAATTTGATGCTAAAATTTTATATTTCCATACAAAGGGTGTAAGCAATAATTGGACAACTTTTAATGGTGGTGAGATTTCAGACATTAAATCTAAAAACTCTAATTATTGGAGAGAGTTTATGGAGTATTTTTTGATAGATAACTGGAGGGAATGTGTTAGTAAATTAGACTATTATGATAATGTTGGTGCTAGTTTAAATGGAAAAGAGTTTTGGGGGAATTTTTGGTGGACTAAAACAAGTCACATTAATAAAACCTGTGATGTAGGTATTTGGAGTAGGTGGGACTACGAGTCTTGGATAAATAAAGATTGTCCTGAATCACTTAGTTACCAATTCTACCACCTAGGGTTTAACCCCTATCTAACCGAATTAACTCCAAAATTATATAATGGTGAATATGATAAATTTAAAGGGTGTAGAATAATAATTAAAAGTGCAACATATGGAACACCTCCATTTGAGATTGATGAAGGGTATAGTACGACACCATTAAATGTTGTTAATGATGTAACAGAAATTGTTACTAAACTTTTGGACACTCACAACGGATTTAAACTATCTTTTAATGTTAACAATGAAACTATGGGGGGAGACCCCAAGTGGGGCAGTAGAAAATGTCTAATTATAAAATTTTCACCTGAAGGATTTAACGATGAAATAATTGAAATGGGTGTCTGTGAAGGGCATAACATTGAATTTAAATTTTAAACGATATATTTATAAATAAAAAAATATGAATACAAGTTTTAGTAAAAGAAGACATCTTTCTGAGGCAAACGAAAGACTAGAAAAAAGATTTTTAGAATCAAAAGTTACAATTAATGAAGCACCAGAAGTTCAACCAAAAGTTGATGTTTCAAGTATTATGTCATTAACTCAAGACATTCTAAAGGATAACGGAGCTCAGTTTAATATCGGTGATTATGTAAATACCGGAGACAACCCAATGTGTGTTCCTGATACTGATAAAACAGGAATTCTATCAAAGGTTTTTGATTTCTTTAACAATTTAGGAACAACTACTGAATTAGAAAGTGCTATTGGAAATGTACTAAAGGGACAACCTGTTGGTGGTTTACAAATCCCTGAAGAACTTAAAAATGAGGCAGCTGTAATTGGTGCGGGACTTTTAGCTGCAGACGAAAGTGAAGGTGGTGAAATAACTGAACAAGGTATCAATTATCGTAAAAGAAGAAAAGTTCAGAAAAGAAGAAGTAAAAAGGCTAAGTGTGGTAGAACTGGAAAAAGAAATACCGACTTGAGAGACAGAATGAAAGCTGGCGGCGTTTAATTACTTAAAGTAATAATTAAAAATTTTACAATTTGGGTTTAAGTTTCTAAAATCAGGAAACATTATATCACCAATATCGTTATTATCTATATGAGAAATGTGTAACTCAGTAAAATGAGATGCGTATTTCTCATATGTTTTTTTACCCCCTATACACCAATCAACATCTGTAATTAATTCGTCTCTATTATCAATTATAATGGCCCTATTTTTAAGTTTAGGTAAATCCTGAGCCGTATTATACCCAACCAACAATCTTTGGTTTATGGTCATCTTAACGAAGTGTGACATATCCTGAGCGGATTTCCATAGGAGTTTATTGTCTAGTCCAATATACCCTAAATTATTTACAGCAATTATTGATTTCATAACTTTGGAATAATAATTAAATAACATCAATTATAAAGACATGTACCATTCGGGAACTTGTCTATTTTTCCATACCGCAAACTCTGACTTGGCTCCGCGATAATAATTTCGGTATGATTTAACAACATCATCTACCTTATACTCATCAGGCATTGCTTTTGGTGGATTAGTAAATCCCTTGTCACAAATGTTTACCTTATTTGTGACACACCACTCAATCACATCCTGAGATTTATGACGTTTACCATATCGGTAAGTGTATTCCTTACATAGTTCCAACCCAAGTTCACATAGATACAAATAGTTAGACAGTGACTCACGTGTCCAAATAGCACATGGATGATTCTTGTGAGATAACTTGTAGGGCACTTGGAGGGTACTTGGTGGGTACTTAGTGGGTACTTGGTCGGTCACGTGGTGAGCACCACATAATAATTGTGCTGTTTCCAATATCATCTTAACCACGTGTTTATCACAATGATATTCTGCGGATTTTTTAACATCCCAATCTAGAAAGAATATGTTCATACCGCAAATATATCTAAAAATCAATATATTTATCAAATATGAAAAGTTTTTTGAAAAAAAAAATTAATGAGGAGATGACCAAACAATTGAGTCAATCAGTTATCCAATTGTTTAAATTTTTACAAAATAAGAAAAAAGATTTAAAAACAAAAAAAGCCACAATTGAATTCTTTGAGAAAAAATTACCTTTAATTGGACTCCCAAAGGAAGACGCAATGCGTTATTATTATTTATACACCCTTAACTATAGAGAAAATGGTGATTATGAAAACATAAGTCCTGAAGAATTAAAAAATGAAAAAGATTTTCCAGGAAATAAGATAACAAATGTATCATCAGGAACCTATGCCTATGCAAAAATGCCTTTTGAGGGAAGTAATTTACGTGGTTATTGGAGTAGAGATGTTCGTGGTGTTGACCAATATGTTATTAGTTCCTATGGCTGGTATCCAATATTAGTTTTCAAAAATAATAAATGGTATTCAGTGTCAGAAAAGTATTCAAGTTCGACAGCTAAACAATATGGTAATGTTACTAGGAAAGGTATATATAAAACCACCCAACTTAGAAGTAAGGACCTAAAAAGTTTAGTGTATGGTAAAACTGAAGAAGAAATACAAAATCGCAGAATTGATGAATTTATGGATGACTATAAAGAAAAATTGATTAATTCTTCTTTTTATGGTTACATGAGATTTACAATAAATGATATAGGAACACAAATTTCATTTGATTGTAGAATAACTAATATTGAATTGGATGGGGAAAAAATCATAATTGATGCTGAAGTTAAACCAAAAAAGAGATACGATAATATTGAATTAAATGAAGAACAAAAAAATGAGGTGGAAAGGAATTTTTCAGCACAGGTGTTCCTAAAGACTAAAATACTTGAACCTAATGATGTTAAAATAAGTGTTAAATATATACAATAAAAAAATCCCCTTTGGGGATTTTTTGTTAGTTTACTGAAACAACTTCGATTTCAAATATTAGTTTCTTACCAGCAAGTGGGTGATTAGCGTCAACCTTTACAGTTTCTTCATTAACCTCAAGTACTGTTACAATTACAGGACCCGCTTGAGACATACCTTGTAAAGTACTACCCACAGTAACATCTTCAGGGAATTTTGATTTTTCAATCTCACTTACCATATCAGGTCTGTAGTTTCCATAAGCTTCAAAAGGTGCAATCTCAACAACTTTTTTATCACCAATACCCATACCAATCAATCCTTTTTCAAATCCTGGAATAAGTTGATTTGCCCCTAAAGTTGCTGATAAAGGACCACGTCCCTCATTAAACGAAGAATCGAATACACTTCCATCCTCCAATTTACCTGTGTAATTGACGGTAACACTATCACCGTCTTTAACTAAAATTTTTGTTTTTTTCTTTGCCATTTTAATAAGTTTATACCAAAATATAAATGTAAAAAAATGAAAAAACAAATATTTTTAAAAATTATCTATTTGGATAAGTTGAAGACCTTACTTTAATATGTGATGGTAATGGTTCAAATTCTGTTGGTCTGTTAGTCCTCTTTACATGTTCGGCTCCAAACTCTGAATTTAATTCTCTCAATCGCATTTCATATTCTTCACCTGTCTTTAAATTTGTTAATCGGTTAATAACATCATCAATTAGTTCCCTATCAACTCTCATTTTTTTTTCAGACATTTCACGTAATAGTTGTTTAATTCTTTTTTCCATTGTCTTTTTTTTATTTATAAATATTTATAAAAGAACAATTATTTAATATGAACACTATAAATAAAAAAGATTTCTCTAGAATATATGAATTAATGTCATTTGAAAGAAATAAGACATTATTTGAAATGGAGCAAAAATGGGATAATATCTTAAATGAAGATGCCGCACCTGGCGGACTACAAGGTAGTTGGGACCCCGCAACAAAAACATACACAATCGCTAAAAATGAATATTTGACTAAAATAGCCAAAGCTTTTGGAGTTGATTGGAAAAAAATGTATGAGGATAACAAAAAAAATTTAAAATCAGGTAACCCTAATACAATTTATGCTGGTGAAAAATTGGTAATAAATGATTTTGGCGGTACAAGTACTGACAAAAATAACACTACAGCACCAAATACTACGACTACAACCCCGGATACCCCAACTACAGCTGAACCGATTAAATTAAAGTATAATCCAAATGCGTTAATGTATTATGCTTTGTCATTAAGTCTATCGGCAAACAAACCAGGTGGTGATTTTGATAACCTAACTAAATATTCTAATTTAGCACTATATTTTCAAAACGTAAGAGACAAAAAAGGAAAAAACGTAAGTGAATTCAAAATAACCCAAACTGATGTTGACGATATTATCGCTAAATTTGAAAAAGAAGTTGCTAGTAATAATAGTTTATATGACGAATATACTCAAAAAGGTCAGAACACCACAATAGAAGGTTCTGTAGATGGTAACATAAAAACTAAGACTAGAGTTACAACAGGAACTGAGGGAACTACAACAGGAACTGAGGGAACTACAACAGGAACTGCGGGAACTACAACAGGAACTGCGGGAACTACAACAGGAACTGCGGGAACTACAACAGGAACTGCGGGAACTACAACAGGAGGAGAAAATACACAACAAAGTTCATTTCCAAATAGAAACATAAGTAAGGATGAAGTTTTACCATCAAGTCCTACCGATTATTATAACGCAATTTTCCCTCCCAAAAAATAAATAAATATGAGTAAAATAATAAAACTAACTTACAACGATATTGAAAAAATCGTTAAAAGAGTAATCAAAGAAGAAGATGAATCTCGTCAAAAAGGAAAGTATTTTTCACTTTATGGTCACATATTTTATTTTGATGGTGAAAATATGTATTTGGCGGAAAAGAAAGGTGACGAAGAATTAAAACCTAATATGAATGTTAAATTCCCATCATCTGATGAAATATCAATTCTTTGGACACAACAAACCAAGGAAGTTGAAAATCCTGAAAGTAAGGTTCAAGATTTATTGAATTTTGGACTAACAGACGAAATGAAAAAAGCGGTATATTACGGGGATAAAATGAAAGACCAAATTAATATCGGTCACCATATTCCTATCGTATTCTATTCGTTAACTAAAAGAAGACCTGTTATCGCAGGTATGTGGGTGTCAACCGATTTCAACCAACCTTCTGATGAAGATATGGAACCAATATCTGCAAGACCAAATAATAAAATTATTTACCAAGAATCATATTTTGAAGGTAAAAAATCTTATGGTATTAAATTAAAGATTGCTGAGACTGGAATGGAATTAAACCTAGAAGATTTTGGTATTTCTAAGAATAACTTAAAATTACCTAAGACTTACAATATAGGTGAATTTTTTGAAGAGAATATAAGTAGACCCAAGAATCTTAAAAGAGCGTCGTTTCTTAACTCAATTAATGAGTTCATTAAGAAAGGTGGACAAATTAATCGTGTAACTATTGAAGCGTCAACATCTAGAATGCCTGCAGGTTGTAAGGATAATGATTGTAACAATGGTAAGTGGAAAGAGATTACTGAATACGATGAAGTATTTGGTAATAACGATGATAGAACTGGAAATCTACAATTATCAAAAGCAAGAGCAAAACACACTTACGATGATTTGGTCGGGGTAATCCCACAACTTAAATCAACACCATACATATTAAAAGGTTTGGGTAATAGAGGAAATTATGTTCACATTAAATTTGAATAAATATGGCAAAAACAACAAACACAAAACAAGGTAAAGTTACCTTTGGAACAAAAAAGACGGGCAAACTTAAAAAGAAGTATGGTCCTAAAGAAGAGAAACCCAAATCTTATAGAGGTCAGGGTAGATAAATTTCCAAAAATCTAATGACTATGAAATTCATTGGAAACATTAAAAAGTTTTCCTTTGGTGAAATGACATCCAACACCAATGGTAAAACTTCGGCAACATCGACTGCTGGAATTTATATTGTCTTTATTGGTGGACTTTCTTTTATTATGGGGGTAATAAATGTAATGTTCATTGATAAAAGTATTGACATTATAGACCAATCTGTTATCTTTACAGGAATTGGCGCAGGTCTTTTGGGTGTTAAAAACTTCACTTCGGCTAAGAACCAATTAGCGGAAGCTGAAATAAACAAATCAGGTAATGAATCTGAAGAAATAATAATAGATGAACAAAAATAATTACTTAATAAAATATCTATGAAAGAAATCACCTTTTAGGTGATTTTTTTTTGTCCTTAAAATACAAATAAACACAAATAAATAAAAAATGAAAGACACAATTAATTATCACAATGTAGTTCAGAAACTACGAACATTTTTCTTGAAGAAGGGTTTTATTGAAGTTCCAGTACAATCTAGATTATCCATTTTGGCCGCGTGTGAGGACCCACACACAGTATCAACATTTACTTATGATAATGTTGTTTGGCCATTACCACAGACAGGTCAAATGTGGTTAGAATATGAATTACTTAAAAATCCAAGTTGGCCTGGGGTATTCTGCATCTCCACCTCATACCGAAATGAACCTAACCCAATTGAAGGGAGGCATGAGAAAATTTTCCCAATGTTTGAGTTTGAGGCAAAAGGAACATTACAAGACCTATTAGACCTTGAAATTGAACTCGTCCAATACATGGGACTACCCGTACCAATTGTGCTAACCTATGACGATTTATGTAGGAAATACGGGGTTGATATCTTGACTGCCGAACACGAAGAAAAAATGACAACAGGTTTGGGTAAATCAGTCGCAATCACGATGTTCCCTGAAAGAACTTCACCATTTTGGAATATGAAATATGCTGGTGACAAATTATTCAGTAAGATTGATATTATTTTAATGGGACAAGAGACAATTGGTTCAGCAGAACGGTCAACAAACCCAACGGAGATGAGAAACTTTTTCAATACAATTTCTGAAGGTGGTTACGCTAATAAGTTATATGAACTATTTGGTAAAGAAAGAGTTAACAAAGAATTAGATGAGTTTTTGGCTCACTCATTTATACCAAGATTTGGTGGCGGAATTGGTGTTACAAGAATGGTAAGAGCAATTCAATTATCACAACAATAATTTGACAATATAACATTTTGTCCATAATATTTTATGGATGAAATGGGTTATTAATAAATGGACAAAAATTGTAGGACTGATAATAATATCAGTGTTTGTTGCAGTTTTGTCCATTTTTCTTTTATTTCTAGTTAGTTGGATAATTAAATTTTTTTATAATATATTTTGAGTATGACAAAGAAAGAGCAACTTAAATTACACAATCCCGTATTAATGTTAAGTGGATTTGACATAATTGATTCAATATTTCCCGATGCGAAGTATAAGGAAATGATTATAAATCTAATTAAAAATAGATTTAGTAATAATAAAATGTCCAAAGATGAACTAAAACATTATTATGGTGATTCTATCAATCACATATTAGAAAAATATTCAGAATCTGAACTTTCATATATTTTTAGAGTTCTTGATTATATGTTGAATGATAATCAAGTTAAAATGTTAAACACGTTCATTAATTATGATAAACAAAATTTGATGAATGGGGTGGATTACACATCAATTAAAAGTTTTGATGATTTGGAAAAACTAAACTCGTTATCTGAAATTAAAAAGATGGGTAATGAACTTGAAAAAGAAATTATCAAGATTTATGAAGATAAAGAATGGTTGGTTTTACGTCCACTAACTCATCTGTCATCTATGAAATACGGAAGTTCAACCAAATGGTGTACGACTTCAGAACACGAACCAAGTTATTTTGGAAGGTATTCAAAAAGTGGAGCATTGATTTATTGTATAAATAAAATGACAGGATTGAAAGTTGCGGCTCATAGAGATTATTCAGAATATTCATCCACCTTTTGGAACATGCAAGATAATAGAATTGATTCATTAGATACAGGATTACCATATAGTATTTTGGATATTGTTAGGTCTGAAATTTTGAAAAATAAATCAAATCACGACTTAATGTCTGAAGAACAAATTAATAAAGAAGCATTATATATGTTGAGATTTGAATATGGTGAAAAATTGTCACCAGAAATTGAAGTAACTCAAAGAGTAAGAGATATTAATTTAGATTTAGAATTACCTATACCTGAACCAACAATAAACATTAATAGAAATGCTATGATTGGTAGGATGATGGCGGGTTAAACTCAACCTGTATTATTAAGTCACCACTACCTTTAATTACTCTATGATATAAACCTTTGGGGATAAAGATTTTATCCCCTTTTTTCATTTCTATGGGTAAGTTATTATCAGATTGGTATTTCCACCCATTACTCTCCAAAATCTCAACTAATCGGTTTTCTCTGTCCCTATGCCACATAAGTTCACCTGAATCAGTATCTTCTGTAAATGTTCTGATTTTAATTGTATCTGATATGTTTTCTTGAATAAATGGAAGTTCGTTCATATTACCAATAACCTGGATATGTTTTACCACCCCACAAGTGTCCATAACGATTGATTCTACAAGCCCAATAACCTGCGGTCATTCTATCCTTCTTTTTATCACATTGATGTCTTGATGCAAATGCTTTACGAGCTTTAGGATTTGATACTTTAGCAGTTAAACCTCCTGAAACATCCCCAAAAGAAATCTTTTTAATTTTACCTGTTGATGGATTTTTAACATATACAACATATTTTTTACCACCACCTGAATTTCTCATTGGTTTTCCAACCTGAACTTTTCTACCTTTATACTCAGCCTCATTTAGTGTACCCTCAATAATAGGTAAATCTAATGAAACCTCTTTACCATTTTCTAAAATAATAGTTTCTCCAATATTACTTTCAATAATCCATTTATCTTTTTTATTTAAGTCAATGAAACCAACATTATGTAATTCCCTAACCTCATTCACTAAATCTAAATAAGCGTTTGAGCCACTTCTAAATATTGATTTACTAAGAGGAATGTTATTTTCTAAATGATATTTTAAGTTATCAGAAACATAAGTTTCAGTCACTAATTTCATACTTGACGAAAAATTTTCTAATTCTTCCTTCAATAATTGTTTGATATTCATAAAAACTATTTTTATATAAATATTTATAGATATACATTTATTATGAATCAAAAAAAAATTTTATCAGAAATTAATCGAATTAGAGAAATATCTAAATTACCTATGAACGAAGATTTGGCAAAAGACATCGTAGGTTTAATGATGGGTAAAGAAATAAATGCTGACGACATCAGTAAAAACATCTTCAATGTTAAAAATAATGACAAAATTAAACCTAATACTAAAAATAAAAATGAATTAGGTGTAGACATTTCACCAACAACACAAGGAAATTTTGATGAGATGACTAAATTGGTCATTAATAAAATAGAAGGGGGATATTATAATCCTGAATGGCATTATAAAAGAGCTATGGGTAGGTCAGGAGAAACTATGTTTGGTATTGATAGGAAACATGGTGGTAATTTAAATACTTCACCAGCGGGTGTTGAGTTTTGGTCGATAATTGATAAAAACAAAACAAAGGATGTTTGGAAACATGGTTATAGGGGTGGTGAATTAGAAAATCAATTAAGAGACTTAGTTGTTAAAATTATGAAACCTCATTACACTAGTTTATCAGAAAAATATTTAACTGACGGAGCTAGACAAATTGTAAATTCAGACAACCCATTATTATTCCATTTTATATATGCTAGTTGGAATGGTCCTGGATTTTTTAAAAAATTTGCCGAAAAAATTAATAAAGCAGTCAAAGATGGTGTAACATCTAGGGAAGAATTAAGGGACTTAGCTATAGATTCTAGAAAAGAAAGTGCGGTTGCTAGAAGTGCTAATAAGATTGAGGGTATAATGGATAACTTAGCCTAATCAATTTTTAGGGCCCAATACTAAAACAGCCTCAGGAAATTCTCGATTTAAAATCTCTTCATTTTTATTACCATATGGTATATTTTGAAGAACGTACCTAATAGCATTTAATCCAGAAATCTTTTTATCATTTGAATCCAAGATTACCCAAGGGTGTTCAGACGTAGATGTTTGGTCAAATAACTTTTCTTTATATTTTGTAAATTCTTCCCATTTATCCTGCATTTTTTCGTCATTTACAGAATACTTCCAATATTTTAACGGAGATTTTTTCCTAACACTAAATCTATTTTTTTGAGTATCCTTATCAATTGAAAACCAAAGTTTAAATAAATAGTCTCCGTTATTAACTAATGACTTTTCAAAATCATTAACATTGTTCATAAAGTCATTATATTCTTGTTCGGTACCATAACCCATCACAGGTTCGACCAACCCCCGGTTATACCAACTCCTATCAAACAAATTGATTTTGGCCCTATGTATCTTTGAACGATATCTATCCCACCAAAACTTTCGTTCATCCTCGGTAGGGATACCCAAAGCAATAGTATTGTAATATCTAGGGTTCATGTTCTCTATGAATTTTTTTATTGTTGAACCCTTCCCAGCCGAGTCCCTACCCTCAAAAACAATACTAACTGTTTTACCTGTACTTTTTAACCATTCCTGAAGTTTAAGAAGTTCAACTTGTAATAAAAACAATTCTCTTCTATATATTTTCTTTGGAAGAATAGATGGTTCGTCAACGTCAATATCATCGGTGTCGTCATCAAACTTTCGTTTTTCTAGTGACTCCCATATGTTACAAAAAAAAGACTCGAAGTTTTTTTTCTTATTTCCTTTTTTAAGTAATACCTTTCTAACACCACGTTCTAGAAGTTTGAAATCAACTAAATGTTCGTCATAGTGAGCGATAATCTCACTTAAATAAAAATCTATTTTTTTGGATTTAACGTTTGAAACATCTAGTATCTTATTGATTGACTGAATGTATTTTTCATTTTCTGATAATTCCATAATTTTAAAATATTTATTGCAAAGATACATAAACATTTCAAATTTACAAAAATGATTTTAAAAATTGGTTCAAGAGGTGACGAAGTTAAAAACTTACAACAAAGATTGGGATTAAACGCTGATGGTGTTTTTGGTCCTGGGACTGAAAAAGCCGTAAAAGAATGGCAAACTAAACACGGATTACAAGCTGATGGTATTGTAGGTCCAGCAACAATGGCAAGACTTGAGAGTAATACTCCTCCAACACAAGTAGTGACTGAGGATGTTGTTATTCCTACAAGTTCAGAATTTAAACTACAAAATTTAAAAGGTCACATTCCTGACGCGGTAATATCACAAATTCCTGACACCGCTAAGAAATTTAATATTACTAATCCATTAAGATTGGCGCACTTTTTAGCACAATGTGGTCACGAATCAGGCGGATTCAAAGCAGTTCAGGAGAATTTAAACTATTCTGCAGATGGACTTAAAAAGATATTCCCAAAATATTTCCCTGGTAATTTAGCTGAAAGTTATGCTAGAAATCCACAAAAAATAGCTTCAAAAGTTTATGGTGGAAGAATGGGTAATGGTGATGAATCAACAGGTGAAGGATTCAAATTTCGTGGTAGAGGTTACATCCAATTGACAGGCAAACAAAATTATACAAATTTTGCTAAGTTTATTGGTGAAGATACTGTGTCAAATCCTGATTTAGTTGCCACCAAATATCCATTAGCGTCTGCAGCGTTTTTCTTTGACTCAAATAAACTTTGGTCTATTTGTGATAAAGGTGCCGATGATGCAACAATTACAGCTGTAACTAAAAGAGTTAATGGCGGAACCATTGGATTAGCAGACCGTATCAAACATTTTAAAGAATACTACAATTTACTTAAATAAAAAGTTCGATTTATTGGACTTTCAGAAGTATTTTTTTTAAAATTGGGTATATTTATCATATACCCCCACCCTACTTGTAGGGTATTACATATATATAACACCAAAAGACCTAAGAAATTAGGTCTTTTATTTTTTTATAATATTTATGAGTATGAATTTTGATGAAATTTTAATCGATAAACCAATGTCTTGGATTGGTATGTTAACTGAGGACAAAGACTCTAAAGTTAAGATTAACTATGTGGTTAAGTATGTTAACCCAACCACTAAAAAGATTTATGGGGAAGAAAAAAACATAATTAAGGTTGATATTATTATCGATGAAATTTTAACAAACCCTAGTTACAAACCACATATTATTAAATTTTGTTCTTCCGGAAAAGAAGGAATTACTGATAAAGAATATGTTAGTATGACATTAAATTTAGCCCAAGACATTTTTAAAATAACAAGTGAGTTTACTGAGGATAAAATTTATGTCTCGTCTATTAATTGTAAATCACTTTTAGAAAGTTTCAAAAGAAGATACTATTAATCTTTTTTAAATCTTTCTATTATTTTAGTGACAATTTCTTTTATGAATATGGCCGAAAAGTGAGTTCCTAAAGAAAGTCCCATCCGATATGCTATCTCTTTAATACTTTCAGTTGAATTTTCTTTTGACAAATCTAGAAGAATATCTAAAATAGGAATTAGAAAAGCGTAACTCATCATAATGGTTACTTTAGAAAATGTTAAATTTAAACTATTAACAAAATCTAAAAAAGAATTTCTTAAATCTGTTCCTATCTCTAGTGTTTTATTAAATTCTTTTTGTAGATTTCTATTTTTAATCTCTAATAATAACTTTTTAACATTTCCTGTATGTTCAGTCACTATAACCATAACAACGGCTAAAGTTATTAATAGAATATTTTCTTCAGACAAATGGGGGAATGACCCAGACACAAACTCACTTAATGGTCCAAAAACTCCACCAATTGCAGCACTGAAGGTTAATAAAATCTTTAAATCAAATTTAAAATTTTCGTTTGCCTTTTTAATTGCATCAATACCTACGTTTGACATATGTTTAATTATATCACCTACTTTTTCCATAGATTCGGACAAAAGTAATAATTTTTTTTGATTCTCGGTAATAATAATTTCCATAATACTTATAAATAGTAATTAATATTTATTATTATGAGTAAAATAGATAAAAGAAATGTTAACGCTCCGTTAAGTAAAGGTGATAAAATCATGCTTTGGTATATGGAAGGAGAAAGTTTAAAGCCTGGGCTAAAAGGTGTTGTAACAGGGTCAAACGATGTTATGGGTAACACCCATTACCAAGTAGATTGGGAAAATGGTTCAAAATTAGACTTATTGTCAGACGCTGATAAGTGGATATTAGTTGAAAAAGGAGATAACAACATCCAAGAAGGTAAAGCTGAGTCAATGGCTGAATTAATTAAAAAACGAGGTGGTTTTTTACGTAATACTAACTTAGCGCTATTAGTAGAATTTTTAGAAAAATTAAGACAATGCGGTGTCACTAATATGCTTCAGGCAACCAAATATTTAGTTATGGGACAAAGTCGTATGGAAATTGATTTTGAATACCATAGAGTTTCAAGTGAAATTTGTGATGAGGTTTTAGAAATGGCTGATGATGTTAAAGATGCTATTATTACTGGAGCAATTAAAACACTAGAAAAAGAAAATAAAAAAGTTACCATAGAAAACGTGGAAAGAATTATACATAGTAATATACCAAGTATTTTACAATGGTTTATAGTCACAAAATAAATATTTATATTAAAATTAAATTATGAGACCTTATTTTTTAAATGTAGATAAATCAGAAAGAGAAAATATTCTTGATTTACACAAAACACCATATGATGGTTACGTTACAAGACAAAACACATCAAACACCCAACCTTTAATGGTTCAAGATTTTGCAAATGATAAAGGTGGCATCACCATAAATTCAAATGGTGAAGTATCTGAATATAATAATAAAATTTATATGAAAGAATCATCAGGTGAATGTAATGAATGTGGTTATAATGAAATGGAAGAAATTGCATTAGATAAACTAGAGAAAGGAAAAAGTTATAAGTATAACAGACCTGATGCTGAAGATGAATTAGAATTCGAAGATGAAGTTAGTTATCCGAGTGGTGAGAAAATGTTTGCATTTGGAGGAAAAAAAGAAAAAGGTCATTTAATTGGTAAACACGATATTGAAAAATATTTAAATGAACCTGAGGAATTAGATGAAGAACCGAAGACTTGTTCTGAATGTGGTATGTATGAAGGTATATGTGAATGTGGACCAAATATGTATGAAGAGATTGATGAATCAATGAATATGTTCACAAGTAAATTAGATTTAGATGACTTTATTTCTTCTGGAAACAGGTTAACCTATGATATTGAAAGTGAGGATGAAATTTCAGAACCTTATATTGAAGATACTAATAATGAAGATGATGACATTGATATGTTAATGATATTTTCAGATGATGATTCAGTAGTATTTGAAAGAAAGGAAGAGTTTTCAAAACCAAAAATTAATGAGAGTGTTGATAAAACTCTTAACATGTTTAAGAGAATGTTAAAATAATTTTTATGGAAGTTACTGAGATTGTTAGTTATTTCTTAAATGATGACGCAAATACTTTGGAGGTCTCATTTAGAACCACTTTAGATTCTGAGGATGAAGTGAGAAATGATACAATATCATTGAAAGAGGCAAAAGATTTTGGGTATAATTTATTAACCGAATCTTTTGACTTTTTTGACGAGGATGATGAGTTTGAAGATGATGATGAAATGATTGATATTGACGAGGACGAACTCATGGGATTCTTAAATGAGTACTATACTGTGAATACTAAAAGATTACCAAAAGCAGATTTTTTTTAATGGATATACAAAAGATTATTAAATTATTACGTCAATATACTGATGAACGTAAACGTGAGATTGATGAACAAGACGAGGGTGGAACAACTAGTCCTGCTCCGTCAACTCCACCAGCTTCGTCAGGTGGAGGTTCTTCTGCAAGTCCATCAGGAGGGGGTCAAAAATATCCTGCGGTAACAAAATGGGAATCTGGTGTTACTAGAGGTCCCGCAAATCAAATTGGTAATACAAAGTGGAGTGATATAGTAAAACTCAATAGAGGTAAGGCAAATCCAATCGACCAAAAATCAAAATGGTCTAGTGGAGTTACAAGAGGAAAGGGTAATACCTTACTTTAAACCCTGTTCTTTAATATACCCTTCAATATCACAGATTTGAATTGTTATTGGTTTTGTACGTTTAATTAAATCATCTAGTTCCTTTTCGTCTTCATCGTTTAATTTTTTGTTCTCAAACCAAGATAAAAATAATCTAGCTATTTTTGATTTTGGTAATCTAACCAAATCAGATATAGGAAAACATTTAATGTCGTCAGTAAAAATTATAAAGTCATCGTCAACTAACTCAATAGATTCGACTAAATGTTCAGTTTTTGTTTTAGTATTATAAACTAAATCTCCAATATTTATTGTTTCCATTTGGCAAATATATGGACATTTTTATTTATTATCAAAATATTTACATAAAAAGAGTAATCAATGAACATTGAAAAAAATAATCCTGAAGTTCTACTTGAAAGAGTTAGATTAATGATGCAGTATGATTCAACTGTAACTTACAAGGAAAACATAATGATATTAGAATCTGAATTATTAAATGAAGATTTTGAATTTTGGAAAAAAATAAAACAGAAATTTAAAAGTTTATATAATTGGTTTGCTTCATTTAATAATCACGATTGGTTGACATTAGTAGAGATATCGACTGCCGTACTAGGAATGATACCAACACCTGCGGCTCCGTTGTTTCTTGGGATATCCACTTTAGCGGGAGTTACTGATGCGGTAACTTACTATAATGAAGGTGATAAATACATGGGTACAATGATGTTAGCACTAAGTATTATACCTGGAGGTGAATTAATGAAAGGACTTAAAGGTACTAAGGTTATAGGCAGAAGAGGTATAAAAGGTACTAAAGACTTAATTAAAAAATATAAATCAGGTGCTAAACTTACTGCGGAAGAGACTAAAGATTTAGTATCTCTTGGTAAAATTATGTCTAAGGAATCTAGTACCATTAGTAAATTAATGAAAAAGAACCTAGGTAAAAATTTCATTAAGAGTTTAAAAGATAAAACACCAAAATACATCATGAATTTATTGATGATATTAAAGAAAATTGGTGTGTTTAAATTATCTGAATTAGTGTTTAAAGTTGGCGGTACAGCTTGGACTGCCGATAAACTTTATCTTTTTGTGTTTAGAGATGTTTTAGAAAGTAAAAAAGATTTGGATAGTAGAACCAAGAACGATTTAAGAGCTATGGTTAATGGGTTACTTGGGTATGAGGAACAAGTAAAAGAATATATGATTGCAAAGGCTACCGAGTCATTAGAAAAAGCTTTAGAAGGTGGAAAAGTGGATTTAATTTCAATCAATCCTACTGAAACACCTGAAGAGGCTGCGATGAAATGGGCTTTAGAATCTCAAAAAACTAATACAAATGAACCTCAAACAATTAACTATGTCACATCCCCATCAATTGATAGTGTTAAAAATGGTTCAGATGTGATTGAATTAGGTGATAAGGGAGAATCAGTTAAAGAGATACAAAAAATGTTGTATGATATGGGATATGAAGACTATATTACTGATTTCCAAACAATAACTGATTGGAATAATGGTGAATTTGATGAAGCTATGAAATTTTCTGTCGAAATATTTCAAGAGGATAATAAACTAAAATCTGATGGTATTATTGATAAGATAACAATTAACAAAATGATGGATATTTATAGTAATATTGATATGTATGCAAGACAATAACATTGTAATCTCAGAAGTACAAAGAATAAAAACTATTATGACTCGACATCTTTTGACCGAGAGTTATGTTAGTTTGGCCACTGACGTAGTTTCTAAATTTAGTAGTAAAGTAGGTAGAGTTTCCTCAAATTTTGATAACTTATTTAATCAGTTAAGAAATGTTACAAGTGATAATGATGCTATTACCATTATTGCAAAATTGTGTGACGAGTCAGATGAACTGCTACAATACGTAGCCCCAAAAGTTTTAGCAACATTAAATTCACAAGAACAACAATTAATATCTTCATTGAAAACAAGTTTTGGGGATTTAATTAGGAATGGAGCTGACGTAAATGCTGTTAAATCAAATACAGACAATTGGATTGAAACTAATGTGAACACCCAATTTACAGGAGTTAAAGATATACTCAAAAAAGAAGTTTCAGATTATATGGACGAGGTCGCAAAACAAGTGACCCAAGGAGCCGGAGCCTCAACTAGAGCGGCAGCTAAAAAATGGACTGATTTAAGACCATTAACTCAACAAGAATTAAGAGAATTAGAAAAACTATATCGTGCAAAAGGATTGGGTTCATATTTTAAAAATATGCGAAAATTTGCAACAGGGGTTTCAGATATGATGAAATCACAAGACGAATTGATTGATGAGACTTTAAGAATGATTAAAACATTAGATGGACAAACAGACGGGGAAGTTATTACAAATTTATTAAGTAAAATTGGTGACAATTTAACAACACTAACTAATAAAGATAAAACTAATTTTAAAGTCATTGATAATTGGATAGATGTTAATGTACCAAATTACAAATTAAAAAGTATGGTTTCAAGTGAAGAGGGGTATAAAAGGGCTGCATCATTATTAGATGGTACGTCTTTAGAATCTTGGAAAAAAGAATATGGTAGTTTAATGACACGTAAAGGAAAATTATGGTCTCAGATTGCTGAAATTGTGTTACCTTGGAGATGGTTTGGAAAGTCAATCACAAAATATGAAAGTTCTCGGTTGAAAAAATGGAGTAAAATTTTTACAGGAGAAGAATTTAAAGAATTTAGAAGATGGTTTCTTACCGGACAAACAAAAGGATGGGAAGGATTTAAAAAATACTCAAAAGTTGTAGGAATGCCTCAAGCGGTTTTTAGTGTTGGGAAGGAATGGGGGGTATCTTGGTTATCATTAGCGTTTGTTTATGGTTTTTGTGATTATGCGACTGATTTACTTGGGCTTTGGTTAGAAGATGCTACATATTTTAAAGATAGAGATTGGGTTAAAAATCAAGCAATGTCTTGGCACAATAGTCATAGTAGTGAAGAAAAAAATGAAATGGGTAATACTGAATTAGGTAAGAGTATTGGTGGATTTACTGGATTTTTATCAGACATGTTAGGATACACCGTGTCAAATGTTGCCGATTTAAAAGTCGCAATTCCAGGTTTTACTGATAACATTGGGGCAATGTTATATAGTATAACTCATAAATATGAGAATAGACCAATGACCAAAGAAGAGGGGTTTAAATTCAAAGAAGAATTAGAGGAACTACAAAAAAAGGCAGGTGAGGGGATGGAAAAAATTAAAAAGTCCGCTGAAGAAAAAATAAATAAAGGTGAGTCTAAATTATTAGACACTGATGAAACTCCAGTAGAAAAACAAAGTGAAACTTATAGTGGAACTTATGGTACGACTTTAGATGAATTTAAGAGTTTTCTAAAATCACCAGCTGGTTGGGGGAATGAAATTAATGACCTAAAAACAGTAAATACTGAAGTTATAAATGGAGTAAAATATTACATAGCATTAGATACCAATGGTAAGGAATATTTTTACACATATAAAAATGGGAAATATATTGAATATTAATATTTAAAAGTACTATGGCAAAAATTGAAACAAAAAATCCTCGTGAAATTGAAGAGGAGGATGGAAAACCTAATGGAAATAGCCCTAGAGGGCAAGGAAATTCTAATAGTAGTCCAGTTAACAAAAAAAATGTTAACTATGGCGAATTAGAAAACGTAACTAATCAAATGAATCAGGGCGATTCATTTAGAGCTAGTTTGGGCTATAAAGATAATGAAACTAATAGAGTAAAAGAAAATCTTTTGGTGGTTTACACATACCCAAACCAAACTTGTAAAATAGGGTTACGTGACAAAACAATTGATGGGAAGGTTACTGCCCAATACAACATTAACCAACCTGTTACTAACGGCGGAAATGTGCCAACCCCAACAGGTGTTAAATGTTCATCAAATGAAATATCAGTTGTTGCTTGGAATATGAGTACTGACACAATTTTGGATATATTTGATACTCAAACTACGTCTAAACAATTATCTAAGGAACTTGAGACTAAAAACAAAGAAGCTGAAGAAGCTAAAAAAAGACAGGTTATTAGTGATGAAGAATTTAAAAATCTAACCTATTTCACCGATAAATTAGGTATTAATTTTAATGATTATAACGTTGTTAATAATGCTTCGGCAAACATTAAAAGTTATATGGATGATTATTCCGCAACATCAATTTATTTTGGATATTTTAAAAGTGCAATAGGTGCAAAATATAAAATTTTAAAAGAAAAATCAGATAGATTAGGTGGATTAAATACTGAAGAACAAAATTTATTAACAGGAATGCAAGAATTCTTTGATAGAATTCAACCAAATCAAACAATCAATCCTGCTGGTAAAAATCTTGAAAGGTATTTAAAGGAACCATTGAATACAATGGGAACACCATTTGAAAATTTAGATAGTAAACAAACATTCTATTATCCAAGAGGTGTTAAAATCGGTAGTAAAGCGGCTAACCAAGCACAGGAATTTGCGGTACAAATCTTTGACAATAATAAGATTACAGTTAAAACCTGCTTAGAGGCATTCCAAGGATATGCTTGTAATATGGGAAAATACAACAAAACATTACAAAGATATTGTAATGATGCATATCTAACTAAATTAAACTCCACGCTTAAAGATAAACTTGAAGATTATTCGGCATCTGAAGACAGACTTCCTGATAGTGTTAATATTCAAATTAAACAAAGGTTGGCGAATTGTTATATGACAAATATGTTTTCAAGTGGTGGTATTAATAAAAAGGTTGAGGGTGGAAGTAAACTAAGAACTAACATATATCTAAATGACATTGGTAGGGTGTTCTTCTCAAATAACGGAGTTTTTAGAGACGCTTCAAATGCTTGTATTTTTATAAATATTTCCGACCCTTATAAACAAACAGGTTGTCCTCAAACTGAAAGTAACTTAAAGAAAAATATTAATAAGTTATTGGTTGAAGCTAAAGAAAGAAAAAAGTTTGAAATTCTTGAGAATGATATTGTCGAGGACAAATTATTTATGATACTTGAGTCTGCCGGAAATAACCAAAGACAAGGATTAAAAAAAATCTCAAACGAAGTAATATCTGAAGTTAAAAAGTTCAACTCAAAGAGATATAACAAACAAATTGTAAAAGAGAATTTAGATAACTTATTTGCACTTTTAACGACCTTATATAAAGATGAGTTAGATGTTAAGATTACATTTGTTGAAAACATTGTTAAACGAGTTTTGACTAAAATTGGATTTGACGTTTCTGATGAAACAACCCAAGAAATTATTAATAATGTTGTTAAATCAACTGATGTTGATGACCTACCAAAGTTATTGACAAATTGTAATAATTTGAGTATTAAAATCGCGGAATCATTACCAAAAGCATTTGGTAAGAAATTATCTAGTATCCAAGGTTCAAATGAAATGTTAACAAAGATTGGTTCACAAATGTTTGACAAATTACAAGATGATTCTATAGTTAAAGAACTAGTTGCAATGATTTCACCTAGTGTTTGTGAAACACTTAGTGATGCTGACAAAACAGCTGAAAGTAAAATAAAAAGTATTAGTGATAATATAATTTAAAGACATTGGTGGGGTAAAACTCACCAATATAAACCTGATAAAAAAATACAGGGGGTTTTAAATTATCCTAAAGTTAAGGGGTTCTTCGGAACCCCTTAATGATTAAAAAGAGTTTTTATACTCAGTCCAAACCTTCTCCAATGCTGTATTCATTGCCTCAATGAATATGTCTGGTTCGTATGGTTTTTTCAACAATCTTAACCCAGCCTGTTCAATTGTTTTATCTCCCTTTTTAACATTACACTTAGAACAACAAGTCACAAGATTCTCCCAAGTATTTTTCCCACCTTTTGACTTTGGGATTAAATGGTCAATTGTTAATTGTTTTGAATTTCCACAATAAACGCATTTGTGACCATCTCTTTTATAGATTTTATGTCTGTTGACACGTAACCTACGATAAACGTATCTAACGTAGTTTAAAAGCCTTATAATGACTGGTCGTTCATATGATTTTTTATCAGTGACGATTAGATTATCACTTGATTTAACTATTTCGGCCTTACCAGTAAAAACCAAATTAAATCCCCGGTGTAACGTTGTTACATTTAAAGGTGAATAATCAGCATTTAATACTAAAACCTTGTCCATAAGACAAATGTAATAAATTATTTGTAACTTATCTAATCAACCACCCATTTTTTTTTGTGAGGTCTGAATTTAGTTAGGTAAGGATTAGAATATATATCCCTACCTTTTTCAAACCCACAAATAGTTATCCCGGTTTTCCAAGATGAATACACCTGAGATAATTGGTCCCTACCGCTAAATTTTCTTACCTGTTCCCACCAAGTGGAGTTAAATCGAATTGTATTTGCATTATTTTTTCTGATTATAAGACCCGTCTCAAAAAGACCAAACTCTTTGGGGAATCCCTCATTCTCATAAAATGACATCTGTTTATCAATAACCTCCTTAGATTCAGTTTTGAAATCAATAACCACATTTGATTCTTCGTAAGTACAATTTCTCATAAAATGTTTATAACACATTAAATCACAATTTAAAAAATTATTTTCGTTTAAAATTAGATTAATGTCCAAAAGATTAAGGGTAAAACTAGAATCGACATAAATACTTACATCATGTTTAGGTAACACTAAATGTGAGTTCACTTTATAATATCTAGCTAGTTTTCTATGGTCTAAGTCCTCAATAGGGTCGATATGAATCACCTCCCAAAATTTTGAAACTCTTGTCCTGTCATCAGAAAATAAAATATAACGTACATTTTTGTCATACATTAATGGGTTAATTATTTCATCATAACCGTTTATATCTAGTGAATATATAACTATTTTAATGTCTGTGTCCATAACTATTTATAATAAATAATAATAAAACATGGTAAATAAATCCATAAGTGTAGTTATTCCAACTTTTAATAATGTAGAATATATTGAAGAATGTTTACAATCCGTAATTGACGATTGTGTCAATGTTGAATATGAGATATTAGTAGGAATTGACAACTGTGAAAAAACCTTAGAGTAT